GGGTACGGAGATACTACCTATAAAGTATCCATGGAAAAAGGCTTCGAAGATGTGTGACGATTCTTCAAGATGATCCAATCTGCAATAGAGATACGGAAAACCTTCGGGAACAGAATATTATCACTATTGTAATTCCTTAAGGAATAATTTAAAATCTGCCAATAGGATCGCCTGGAAGACGCGATTGAGGTAGTGAAGTCCGTGGTACGAAGTTGACTCGGCAACTTATTAAAGGATGTCTATCCTATTTGAAATAGACAATACGATTAATGCCTAGACACGTGAGCTAGGTCTTCGGGGTTGACAACTCGAAATGAATGAAATTCGCGCAGAATAAAAATGCAGGATAATGATGGCTCTTAATCCGGTGGGGGTTGATCCTTAACTTTCAATCAAAAGCTGGAATCATTATTCAAAGTTTCGTGGTAACCCATACCATGGAAAAAAAGGGGACTATGAGGGGCAGGCGGCCGACCATCATCCTGGTAGAAATCTGAGATATCCCAATCTTCCTGTGTAGTATTGCGACTAGTTTTATTCCCTCGACTAGATCGTGACGACCTACGGGATTCGAAGAAATCGCTTAACTGAGAAGACGCTTAACAGCATTTCCTACTTCATTACAACAGTTAAAACCAGACTCACTGAGACGCTGAGAAAAATATGAACCTCCACTGACAGTATTTATACTGAGAAACAGGTCGGGTGATTTGATCTCAAACGGAGCTTTAGTAATTCTTAAATGAATTTACAACAGCAATCTCTTGAGAGAAAGATTTATGATGATGGGTCTCCCATTAACCGAGGGCTAGGGTATTCTACGGAATTAACTTCCCACGAAGAGCAGAAAGCTGTTGCTGCTTTAATTACACAGCACGGATTTTTAATCCATAATGATTGGAACAGTTTGGACTCCCTGAAGAAGGCACATTCTCGATTTATTAAGTCGGAAGTATTGTTGCCCAAAGTCCAGGCTGACGTCTCTTACCCTAGCGGTCATTTACTCAAGGAAATCGATGAGAAAATAAAGGGGATCGCAAGTCAACTCCAACTGTTGGCGAAAGAAAACGAAGACGAGTGCCCACAACTTGTCTTTGAGCCTAGAAAGATTTTTTTAGCTGAGCCAATGTCCGAACTCTCTCTTTGCGAGGACTTTGAAAGTTACGTCAGCTATAATTGTGGAGAAAAAAAATCCGTCTGTTACGGGCAACACATTGGTTGTTCTGTCTGTAAACCGAAGATGGAAAAAAAAGAGGGGGAAATGGAATGGAACATTAGTGCCAAGCAACGACTTCTAAAGTCATGGACTGATGATTTCAAGAAAGGAACCTCTCGAAGTAAACCTCCAGGTCGTTTAATGATGAAGGATGGTATCACGGTTGAAAGTCATAGATTACCGAAGTCTTATCGCGTAATAAGGAGGAAACACCTCTCTGACGTCGAGCTTCATAAGTGTATCTATTTAGGAACTATTCTCGAGATACTAGAGATCATCATGAAGATGTATAAAAAAAAATCAAAATTCGAATTTATAAAAAAAATCAATTTTGGAGGATACATCTGCCATGGATTGTAAGTCTGTCGTAAGCTATCTCAAAGAGATGACAGCTGCTCCTATGGGAATGATCGTTCGAAGCAAACAACCAGGTTTCTTTTGGTCGGAAACTGGTTTATTTAAAAAAAATGGGGATAGAGAAGCATCTTTAGCCTTTTCTATACTTATGACCAAGAAATATTTTGGTGATTTATGTGATTGTAATTTATCCAAATCAATCCAAAATCACGCAACAAGACTTACGTCGGAACCAGTGTCTATATCAGCATCGCAAAAAAGGATGCTTGAGATCGCTGTAGACGAGCTTGTTTTAGAGTCACATTTTGATAAGTATAAAAAGTGCGCATCATCGATTGCCCTCCCTAATAAATCATACCTAGGTATGAGTAGAGGATCCGGTGGTTTGCACGATCATATTGTTGGGCACTCTAACCAAACCGATTTCGAAGAAACCCTGACCGATTGTCCGACGGGTATTTGGGAAGAAATAGTAGAGGATTATCTCAACAATCCTTCTACTGTAGAAGCTCGATACGTTGGAGGACCATTGAAGCAACGGGGAGTCACGATTAATCACCCGGCTCACTTTCTTTTAAAAGGCATCCAACTTTGCCTTCACTCCGGGTTAAAAAAAAATAAAAAATTGCAGTTTATTGGGAAACCGATTAACGACCGTGATCTTCCTTTATTTAACGAGGATGATCTATTGGTATCGGGAGACTACGAGGCTGCGAAAGACAATTTCTCACCTGAAGCTACGCGCTACGTTTGGGATCTTATTGAAAAAAAAATTAATGGGCGGGTTCCGGAACATATTTTAGAAATAGCTCGAAAGTCCCTTAATAGTCAGATTATAAAGTTCCCGGGTCTTGATCCTGTCCAACAAACTAGAGGGCAACTGATGGGGCAGTTATTGTCTTTCCCCATTCTTTGTATCATTAATTATTCGGGTTGGCGAACAAACTCGAATAAGAGCGAATCGGATTGTAGTATTAACGGAGACGATATACTCTTCGGTTCGGACTCGAAAAAGATAAAGTTTAATAAGTGGGCGACCAGTTGCAAAAAACTTGGTATGGTACCTTCCTTAGGGAAGTGTTACATCCATAAAAAGTATTGCACTATGAATTCCGAGCTGTTCGCGGCAAGGCCCATCGGAAACAACAAAAAGTCTCTTCGCAGAGTCCCTTTCATTCATTCGGGGCTCTTAAGAATGCCTTCCGACGATTCACCTGGTCAACTTCACAACTTCGTAAAAGATTTTGAAAGAGGTTTCGCCAATCGTCTCACTGTCTTTTTTATTAATTTTTACGGATTATTCGGTGAAAATAATCCAACGGAGAATAAGGTCGTCCGTCCTATATTCGGACACGTCAGTCACGGAGCTCTAGGAGCTACATTACCCCCGAATGTCGATCTCGAATTCGTTTACCGCTGTAAGACAAAGACACAGTATTCTTATCTTGCGGCAAAAATGGAGGTGAGATCGGAACGAAGGATCGTTAAACGAGACACCGATAATGTATTTCGGGAGTCCGTTAAACGCGTAACTGAAAACGTGACTGATCCATTAATTATTAAAGCGCTCGTCGCCCGCCGCGCTCAGTTCGAAGTCAAAAGATCTTGGGGTGGCGAATATAATATAAAAAAAAACGGTAGAACCGGCTACCGAGAACGAGACGTGAGACCCGGGGAAAACGGGATCCTCTTGTCAAAGTTTAGCTCACTTAAGACGATAAATATAAACTTACCGAAAAATCGTGACTTTACTTTGGCGAAAGAAAAGGCAGTTATGTCGAAAGACGTGGATGATAAAAATCCGTGTCATGTTTTCGACGGAGGCTACAAAAAAGCTTCCTATCATAAATGTCTTCGATTTCTAAGAGGACTCGCTAAGCGGGCTCCGAAATTGAATCTAATAGATATCCGGTTAGAATAAAGGAGAATTTTTTGACCCTCTTTACTTTCCACCATCGGGAATTTGCCGATCATAAGGCTTAAGTAAAGGTTATAAATGATTCATTATTCTTGTCTGATTTTGCATGAGTGATGCAAAAAAAAGAAAATCACTTGTAAGTCTCCTACCCGGAATAAAGACACGATCTTTTTATTATGAGGTTTAAGAAGGTTAACGAGCATCTGAGATTGTTGTAAGAAGCACAATCAAGAAGATAGGCGAGAACCAAGTAACCAAACGTAAATCGTATCGTTGATATAAACGTGGCATCGAATGGGAGCAACCCATAAACCATCGCTCTGAGGTGACGTCAGTAGTGTAAAGGCTCTACTGCCTCGGACCCTGTTGCTATTATTTTTAATGGCCAGGGAAACCAAAAA